GACGACATGTTATGTGTTGTCCGCGTCACATTCGAATATGGTCCTTCCTGCGCCGCCGACGCCTGTAACTGAAAGCCTCCATTAGCGCTAAAATCAGACATGTTATAATAGAGAAAATGCCAGCCAGCAGGAATTAGAACAGGGTCTAATAAACCTCTATCATTAACAGGTGTATTTACGGTCGTGCGCTGCAATAGCCTTGGAATACCGCAACACTCGCCAATCCAAACTTCGCCCCGTTCGCCTGTATTTGCGTTCACATCTTGTATCCAGGTAGGCTGTAATAACTCAACCCACCCCCACCCTTCTTGTTGATCATGAGCGCCAGTGTTTGACCAGTCAGGCTGTGTCGTCTGATCAGTCGGCGCATTCGGGTGCGTCGGCATCCCCGTTGTTGGTTCCGCTGGTCCAGTCCATATATTAGCCGTATCGTCATGCGCAACACTTACAGGCGGTTCCAACCATCGTCTGAAGTTCATCAGCCCGTCAGGTTCAGATATTCTATAAATGGCCTGTCTCATGGCCTCAAGCTTGGCGATGATCGCGCCTTTGCCGTTATCAATTCTCTTAACCAGGTCAATTATATCGCACTGTTGATATTCAAGTATCTGCGGTCCTGTTAGCAATCCAACAGATGTGATATTGGAGACATTGGCTTGGCCATTAAGCCTGAATGTGACTTCTGAACGTCCATTATACCTAAATGCTGAATGGCCTGTATTGTTATTATTACCCCAAGTGAGGTTGGCCGTCAGTGGAAGCGTAAGGGCGGGTGCGCCGCCGCCTCTTATGTAATCATCAGGGGGCGTATCTAATCCAAGCTGGATTAGGAATCTCTCTCCATTACCGCCCATTTGGGACGGCATGATTGTCCAATCGAACGTAGCCGCATTACCAAAGCAATCAGGCAATATCCTAAACGTGATACGCCAGTCATCAGCACCAAGATTAAACACTAAGGACGAGTTAGTATTTAGGCTAGTAGTTTGTGTGCCTGCGGTTAATCTGGTAAACTCCACCTCGGCAGGGATATTGCAGCCATCAGGACCGACAAACTCAATCGCCTTGACGTATGTGTCACCAACATTCGGAGCGAGCGCAACGATATTCTCGTTATCGTTAGGGACGATTGAACCTAAAGCGGCAGATGCGCGCCTGATAGTATCGAATTGTCCATACTCAGCGAGCGGGAGAGAGTAATCCAGCAGCTTGCAGATGATTGGCTCTTGCGGACACTTCTTCATTATGCAGCCTCACAGAAAAGCGATAACCCGCTTCCGCTTCCAGCAGGGGTAGGGACATCACCCGTGATTGTGATATTCTGGAAGCCATTTAGAGGCGACGTTCCACTGAACAAATGGTTATATGTTCCATCGCCATTCACTCTCGTAGCAAGCGTATAAGCACCCGCGCTCAATGAAGGGATGGTCGCATAAGGCGCATTCTCAATCAGTGCTTGCCAATTCGCCGCATTTGCTATTGCATTCCGAATTTGAAGATTGAACAGAGTATTTCCGTTCCCGTCTTGAAAGTTATCGCTGACGAGCTTTCTGCCTGCTGATGGTAATGTTGGCTCTGTAGATCCACCTTCGCCGCCGCCATTACTTGGGTTGTCGAATGGCCCGTTCGTTGTGCCATCCGCGCAAACAGTCCATAATTGTGAACCATCGCAGCTCTCGATAACTGCAAAGGGTTTGTTTGCAATAACGGCGGCAGTTAGCTGTTCTATCTTTTCACATTGTTTCGCCAATAGTGCCGCAACGCAAGCATCTTGCGTTGGCGTCGCCATGTTAGTTTGACCAGCGTCGCAATTCTCGTCGGGCGTTAATGTGTAGCATCGGCCAAACCTATTCCCCGGGAAGTGGTCAGCTGTATCAATCTCTGCAGTTCCGCCCGTTCCCCAAGCATAGCCATTCAGATTAAAGACGGAGCTACTTGTTGGGATAATCCCTGCGCCGTTTGTCGTAACTTGAGCGCCGCTCAAAAGCGTTTGAGCCGTAGCCGCATTGAAGAATGGAGAACCCTGCTGCTCGACAATTGCGGCTGTAATATCGTCGAGTCTACACCCTTTTCCATTCACGCCGATGCGAGGGTCCCAGATAAAGCTAGTCGATACAGGGAAGTTATTTGTGATGACATTGACGATTTGGTCGCGGTTGACCATTAGCCAACCCGTATCAGTCGGCTCTGTATTAGAACCGCCATTAACCTCGACATGCATAATACAAAAATCGGTATCTTCTGCCTGACCGCCAAAGGCCCATCGCGTTAGGAGGCCCGCAGTTGTGCCGCCATTGACGGTGTAAGTTCCGTCGCCGTTATATGTGATTTGGTCGCGCCCGCGTCCTGTATCAGGGTCAAAAGCATTTGCCTCAATGTCGCAGTCGCAATCGCCAAAGGATGCGCCGCCAGCTGCATCAGGGCAATCAACAGGGACGAGCTTTGGTTTTAGGCATTCAATCGCGTCAAGGATTTGCTCATCAAGGCAACCCAACGTTTGAACAGCGTCTTTTTCTTCGCATTCTTCGCTTAAAAATTCAGCGTTTGTCGATTGCTGAGTCGAGACAACACCTTCAATCGTAAGACCAACACTCTCTGTACCGCATGGAACTTCAACCTCGAAAGAGATTTGAGAGCCGCCGTCTGGATTAATGTCCGTAATGACCGTTGTTAATCCCTGTGCTGCAAATTCAGCCATCAGAGCCGCAACCATGGCAGTCTTGTCGCCGTCATTCGTAATCGTGGCGCAAATAGGCGCGCCGCCGTCAATTATGACGCAGTGCGTAACAGTTGGGTCCTGCTCAGGCGTTCCAATCCAAATGCTTGTCTTTGGGTTATGCCAAACGGCATTGCCTGATTTGCATGTTGTCGTTGGGAATGATTGGGCGGCAGGCGGGTCGCAGCAATCGCTTTTTGTCAGCGTCGAAATATCGACCTGTTCATTACCGTCCCACCATTGAACGATTGAGCCGCAGTCAGAGACATATTCAGATGCGCAGCCGCAATCAAATGTCGCAACCCAGAAACGAACCGAATTTGCCGCATTTGCATTTGTTGTCGTGGCCGTCGCAGATGTGGCAGGTCCTTGGCTCGTCCAATTGAGCGCGCCTTGCACGTTATCTGTGACAGAGGTGACCGCGTAATCATTGCCAGATTGGCTTGCAGAACCGTCACCAGTGATGTTTCCAGTAAATGCGTATGGAACGCCGTCATTGGCCGTAAATCCATCGCTACCGCCATCTGTGGGGATTGAGCCGCCATGCTGGACGCGGATGCAGACAGGCTGCGTTCCTGCAACAGTAAATGTCGCTGTCGTGTCTTGATTAACCGCAAGAATGTCAGAATTGCCGCCCGTGAAGATGGTCGCGTCTGTCGTCGCAATGACTGAACCCGCAGGCAATCCAAGGTCAGCCGAAACGTCAACCGTACCAGCTTTGCCTTCAAATTGCTTCTCGATTAGGACAAATTTGCCCTTTTTCTCATAGCAGAATGTCTTGCCTGTATATGAACCCTCTGGACGACATGGCGCGTCAGGATTGGGGCTTTCGTTGTAATCTTCGCAGCTTCGGATTTCGCCCTGAACTTCATATTCAATGAGCGCCCCGTCTTCAATCGTGAAATATGTCAGAACAGGCGGCGATCCTTCGCATGACTGCGCAATGACGATAATGTCAGATTGAATAAGCGGGTCGGAATCGTCGTCAGGGTCTTCAAGCGTATCAACGTCAACATCGCACCATAGACCTTCAAGCGTCTGTGTTACGCAGGCCGATAGCGGAACCTCTGGGAACTCTTCTGAACACGGGATAGCGCAAACAGGCTCATAGGGCTCGCCGTCAACAGTATATGTCGCAGGAACGTCAGGGTCGCAGCTTACGCACTTATCAATAAAGATTGTGGGCGTCTCGACATATTGGATGACGAGCTGCTTCGGCTTTGCAACTTGGTCCGACGTGTATTCGACGGAAACAGGAACTTTATCGCCAGGACAAACGCGAAATCCGACATAGCGCGCAAACATCTGATTGAGCGCAACAAACGGAGCAGGCAATCCACCGCCTCCATTAGGGGCAAAGAACGACTCAACCGTCTGCGCCCAAGGCATAATACCATCGAGGCCAGTCGCCATTTGTGATACTTGGTCAGTCCAGCCAGTCGCGCTCGCGATATTGAATGTGTCTACGTCGCCGTTGTCAAAAGTGACCGAAAAGACTTGGTTTGTATGATTGAAATTCGTGAAGGTATTATCTAGACCGCCCTCGATGAATTTGTCTTTCCAACACTGGATTGTCTTTGGCTCTGGGTCTTCGCAAGGAACTAAATCGCCGGGGTCTTCAACAATAACGCCCGCAGGATTACAGAATAGCGGTCCAACAACGTCAGTTGGGTCTTCAGTATTTACAAAGCTGTGGACCTGCCACTTACCATCTGCATTTTCCATGCATTTAGTGATAGGCTCGTAGTCTTTACCGCTACACGCAACCGCAGTCGCACCGTCAGCGATTTCACCACCGCCAAGCTCTGTCAGGAGGTCTGTGCTCGGATTATAAGCAAGGGGGCGGCCGTCTGTCGATGCACAGACGATTTCAATGTCTGCGACCGGATTAACGACCTCGACCTGAAATACAGCGCCGTCCTTTGGCGTTACCTCTGCGCAAATCGGATCTTCGCCAAAAACCACAGTCAAAGGACTGCAAAGTTTGTTTAAAATCTTCTTTAAGACCAGATTGCCTCTTAAATTTCCGCCGCGTCCTGCCATGCTTCAATCTCTCAATAGGGTTTAAAAATATCAGCCTTTCGGCTGATCTCGTTTCTATTTAGGCGCTGTCGCCTTCTCGAGGTCTTTCTCGAGCTTCTTGATAGTTTTTGCCGCTTCAGAGCCGGTCTTTTTGATTTCAGCGTCCTTGGACTTAATAGTCTCTTCTGCAGTTTGGAGATTTTGTTCAACAACATGTAAGCTATCCGCCAATGCTTCAGTTTTCATTCGCTGCGGTAAGGTCCGCCTTGAGCTGCGGATCAGCATCGTTTTTCAGCCGTGTGATTTCGTCTTCTAGCTCCAGCACACGGTTTTTCAGTTTGCCGTTCTCTAACAGAGCTGGGTTCGGGTTGGGGTTTTTCCGGCGACCCTTTCGGCTCTTGTGCTCAAATCTGGAATTGTCAATTTTATGTGGCATGGCTAAAATCTTTCTTTCTGAGGATTACATAAAAAAGGCCGCTACAGAGAGCGGCCTTATAAATTATTCATTTCCAAAGACGCTGTCTAAGCAGCAATCTTCTCTTCGATTTTCTCAGCCGGAGACATGAGTGTCGGGCAAGTGCCGCAGATGAATGTCACGCATGACTTATCCCATCCACAATCGTCGACTTCCTCTCCCTCTTGATGAGGGTAGGCCCAATTAGCTGGGTCCATGAAGAACGCTAGATCACGAACATCCTTTGGAACGCCATCCGGACCCATACCGTCACAACGAACGCGGCTTCCGGTATACTTAAATCCACAAGGGTGGATAACTGTGCGGTCGCGGATATAAAGCTTTTGCTCCTCACAACCACCAGAAGCTGATGGATCGTTAAACTGGAGCGGAGCCCATTTCCTAAACAAGTCCGTTCCCTGAGCCGGGTTACCGTCGCGGAAGATAATAGAGCGATCTTTGAGACCGAACATGACGAACTTCCCAGCACCTAGATCAAAGAATGTGTCGAACTTTTTGTCCATGGCGATAATCGTCTGGCCACCTGGAGCGATAAGATCCGGAATGCGGCGAGTGACATTGCCATTGTTATCACAACAAACAGCGTAGCCGGCTGCACGAAGCTTCCGAGAAAGCTTATGCGAAACCACATATATATCTGTCGGACAAACGAGAGTTCCCTCGGCTGCCGCCAAGTCGTGCTGCCTGGAACAGCCGCTTCCTGAGCGACGACGAGTCCTAAGATACCGCGCAAAATGGCAAGCATGTACTTAGTGCGCTCGCAATCACGGATGTCCTCGTACAGACCGAGTCCGATAGCGAACGGGTCTAAATCAGGGTTCGCCTCGCGGCAGAATTGGATAAGTGCCTCTTCAGCCATACACTTTGACCAAGTGATGAGGGTAGCACACTCGTCAGTCAGGGCGGGCTTAACGCAGTCCTCTGGGCAATTAAGACCCGGTGTCGCGTCGTCGAAGAGTGAGCCCTCATCCCAGTGCTTAAACTGAGCGGTTGTGTATTTACCGTTTGCACGTTGTTCGGGTCATATACAGCAGGCGACCGGAGCAGCGCATCGCGCGGACAGGCCGGGTCATCTTCTAGATATTCTGTAGATGCAGTTCGGACTTCGTTTGTATCAATTAGACAAAAGTCGTCGAGAGTAATGTGTGCCATTTGGCAACTCCTTTGGTTTAAATTTGAATTAGAGAAAAACGAAGTCCGACCTTACCTACCTAGAACGAGCAGCGCGTGACTGCTTTCTAGCTTCGGCTCGGATAGCCTCTTTCTCTACTTCTGATTTTGCCTTCTTTAGGCGTTCAGTGGTTGAGCCTTCCGGCGCAGCACGCTTGGTTACGTCACCATCACCGCCGTCAGGCGATTTCGATGACCCGAGTTTGAATGCCGGAACATTCGCTTCAAGCCAGATTGCGACACCTTCGTGGTCAATCGGCTTGTCTTCTGTCGGGTGAAGTCCATTCGTTGGACCGTTCGGATCAGCAATTCTATTGCCGTCCTCACCCGTCTTCCAAAATCGCGTAGCTTGGCCGAGTGCCATATCTAACGTGATTTCGTTATCCATTCCCCCGCAGTGCTTCATGAGCGCCCGCGTCATCGGGGATGTAAATTCGTGTTTTTCGAGCGACTTTCGTTGCTCCGCAATGATTGCATCGCGGGATGCAAAACCTTCGTCTCGCTCTTGAATGAGCGGATCCGTTGCCTGCTTGCGCATATGAACCAGAACCGTCTGAGCGTCATCGCCTTTGATCGCGTTCATGAGGTTCGGATAATCCTCGTCAGATGCATCGGCCAGCAGAGCATCTAGTTCTTTCTGGCGTTCTGTCCTCTTCGCTTTGGCAGCGGCCTCTTTCAGGGCGTCGCGCTCGGTTATGATAGCCTGACGCTTTTCAGTCTCTTCCTCCAGCGCAGCATCGATAGCCGCCTGTCGGTCAGTTTCGTGTTTGGCTTCTAACCGGACCCTTTCCGCCTCGACAGCCGCGTCTATTGCCGCCTGATCAAAAGTCGGCGAGGTATTCTTAGGCTTAGGTGTGTCCTTAGGCCTCCTCCTGAATTGAGATGGCAGGGAGGGTGTTTGTAATCATAGTCATTGTGCGAACTCCATCGCATAAGCGCTTCAACCGATATTCCGATTCCACGGAGCTTCTCGGTATCTCTCGTCTTTCGCCAGAGTGAACGTGGCTGGGAGCAGAATGCCCTTAACCCTATAACGCAAAAACCCACTCCGAATTAACGAAGTGGGTCGTGAAGGCGAGAGCAGACCTTGGGGGCGCAAATCTCTCATAAAAAAAGACCGCCAATCCATAAGGAATAGCGGTCTAGGCTGTTTTGAAACGTGGACGTGTTTCAAGGGGTGAATTGGGAGAGTTCGAATCCTCTCTATTGACCAAGACCCGTTATGTCAATGTTCTCCCGCAAGGCAATTTGAAGCAGTGTATACCTTTCCTCAGTCCTTGGATTTATGAAGTCCCTGGGGAATTGTAAACCACCGTTTTTAAATAGATCAAAGCGGGTTGGACCAAGCAGCTCTAGCTGATCAGCAGCTGATAAGTTTCGGAACGCCTCCGTGCTGGTCCCCAAGTCCGGAAGACCGTCTTGGATAACTCTGCGCGTGGCAGGATCCAGAGCCTTTTTTTGTCTCCGCGATAACAGCGAATAATCGATCGCGGGAAATATCTGGCTCCGGCAGTTTATGTGACCCGGGGGTATTAACCCTCCAAGGTCACGGTTGACAAATTTACCGTTTCTGGAGATGCATATGTCTGATGTGCGCCCATCAATACCTGGACGACCACTATCTAACATCGCTGTCCAAACACTGTCCATCCATTCATTTTGTTCGACAATCGCGTTTGTTCCCTGACTAACAGCATGGGTATGGGCGTCTTGGACCCATGAATTTATAGTCCTAACTGTCTCCCCAAATATCCGTCCACGCCGCCTGTTCCGAGCAGAAACCCGGAAGACAGCGTTCAGGCCGCGGACTCCGTCCGATTGAACCCCCTCGATTATGGCGCTCTCAAGGCGACGTGTGCGGTTCTCCTGATATCGGGAGAACTGAGCAGCCAAACCCAAGGTAACGACCGCTGCCCCCAGAATTCCCGCACGTGCGCGCCGTTTGGTGTTCGTATTGAGCTCAACGTCCAGTTCTGGGATCTCGTTGAGAAAATTCCCGTATCTGTCGCCCCAGAACATCCCCTCGTATTCCGCGACGTCCCTCAGATCGTTAACCAAAGACGACTCCAGAGCCGCACGGAGTGCGCGAACGAAGTCCCTGACCGCTTGCCTGAAAGACATAAGCCGCGTTGTTCCAGTGAACTGTCCGGTCCGAAGCCTCGATATATCACGTCCTGAGAGCTGGGCGGCCGCCGCCATAAGACGGTCGCGCCATTCGCTTTCGATCCGGTGGACAAGCCGGACGGTCCTCATTTGCAACTGAGAACGATTTTGCAGCGTTCTTATCTGGTGCTTAAAACCCTCTTCGAAAAGTTCCTCATATGGGTGCATTGGCTTCTGCGTTTCTTAGTTTGAAGACCCACCAGATTTCATTGGGCTCTCTGAAATAGAAAGCGCCCGAGGTGACTCCAGAGGGACCCTTGTAACAACCGCCATATGTAGCGGTATGACCGTATGGCTTTTACCGTCTCTTAGAGATGCGATTACATACCTATATTTCAAATCTAGCCCACCCGACCTTAACTGTCGGCTTGGCTCATAGCATTCCTTGAAATCATAATGGTTCTCGTGGAACTCTAATCCCTGTGTTAAGACTGACTGAATTCTAACTTCGAAGGCCATGATCGCAATCTATCAGCTTTCCCCTGCACTCGCAATAGATGGAGGCGCGAAATCTCGGTCAGTCCCAAGGATGCTCTCGATCGCGTCGTTAGCGGTCATGTCGTCTACATCCTCGGTCCCAAATATTGCTCCATTCTCTTCTCGGATGAGCATATCCAAGATTTGCTCATCAGTAACGTCCTCCGGAATGACTTTCGTTGGGAGCAAGCAGCGAGCCATCCTGATTATTATGATCCGTGGCAACCCACCTTCGCGCAAGTACCCGAGAATATCGGTGTGGGTAAAGCTTGGCCCCTCGTCGTTAAGGCAAAGGTTATACTCCAGATTTATCTCTCTGATCGCCTGATCACTTGTCACGCCGTTGAAGACGGCTAGCCAACGAGCTGCCTGGGTCAGGGCCTCCGAGCTGCTAGCGATATGGGCGATGACGAAAGCCGTATCCTTACCGGTTCGGAGACGTTCGGTCCCCTCCGCGATATTGGAGTTGTTGACGGTCAGCCCATAATCCCCGCCAATCGCCTCGATGTCTTTTTTGCAGTTCTCTTCGGCCCTGAAGAGGTGGTCCAATCCCTCTCCGGTGTCATAAATATACTTGAAGGTCGCCTTCTGCGTTTGCAGCATTTGACCGGAGACCATGGCCTTCTTGGTTTCAGAGGAGTTCTGCGCCGCCTTTTTAACCGCGTCTTTCGCTGCGTCGGCATTAGATGGTCTGTTCGGTGCTTTTGGAGCGCGCGCGCCAGTCACGATAAAGGACTTCGACGGCTCATCCTCGTAATTCAAATGCGGCGTCGGGTGGGCAATCCTGTGGAGCCGGTACTTAATCTTCGCGCTCAATCCAAATAGCTCTTTGGACTTATCGCACATTTCCTCGAACATCGGCTGTCCCGGAAGTGGTCCGCCATCGATAACGACGGGGATTTCAGTTAGGTTTCTCTCACGGACCATGACGATTATATCATCGCTGACGGTGTATTCGCCTGGCTTTGCCTTACCCTTGGCATCCCGAACCGGACGCCATATGCGTTCAATGACCCGTTCACCATCTGCGTCGCCAACCTTCTCGATCGACAACTCTCTGAAAATCTCCTGCGTTTTGTGACGCATGAAACGATTTGTGGACTCGAGAACCTCATGTTCCCTGAAAACAATATGGACCAGCCGGCCGCCAATCCAGAGCGGGTTCCAAATATTCTCCGCTGTGTAAACCTTCCAAGACCCAACGTCGCGTCCGTCAAACTCAACGGTGCGGGTGTAGATCGCCGTATATCGTGTGGTCGCCTTTTCATCGAGAATGAACTCGGCGAACTGCTGGAGCGTCCGGCCCCGTTCGTCTGCACGGTCCAGATCACCCATGGTGATGCGGCCAGCAGCAGAGTCGTTACCCTCGGACACCCCGGAGACCGCAACATCTTTACGCATGACGGACCCGACGACGGTTTTTATCCCGCGGCGAACCGAGCCATCATAATGCGCGCGCTCGAAATATGCATGCGCAGCGATTTGTGCAGCATCTTTTTGCTTCTTGGAACCATGCTCAGCCACCCAAGATATGTGTTGTGGTAGCTCCAGCCAGCCTCTTTCCCGTGCATCCTCTTTGATTGCCTTGGAGCCCTTGACCGCCATCCGGCAGTCTTCCCAACAATCGTCCATTAGAGCGAGCGCTGGGTGTCGGGCTTCTTTGATATTAGCCGGCTCTCGTTTCTCGCCGACATAGTGGACGGACTCGAGCATGAGCTGCTTCAGGCCGCGTCCAGCTGATACGGGTCCGCAATGACAATTTCCGCTAAAGCTCATATCAGGCCTTCTGCTGACAAAGGTGAGAACGTGTTAGGGCGCTGTCTCGACCTAGCAAGCCTAAACAGCGCCCCGTGGCGAAGCTGCTTTAAGATTGAGAGCTAAACTCCAACCTCGGTCTTCGCGACATTCTTAAGTTTGGAGCCAGACAGAGGACTCGAACCCCTGAGAACGTATTTCCATCAGGAATTTGTTATTGTTTCCACCTGAGACTTGTATCTGTTCTTTTGACCTTGCGGTCATGCCCATTCTGGCATTTGGTTGCGGGGGCTGGATTTGAACCAGCGACCTTTAGTTTATGAGACTAATGAGCGACCGTGCTGCTCCTCCGCCGCATTATTTGAATTCGTTGATGTTTACCTTCGCATCGCAGCTTTTGCAATAGTGCTTTGACCAGAGGGGCTTCCCGCACTCTGATCGCTTTTGAACGAGATAATATCGACACCTATAAGTCGGCTTCGCAAATGGTTTGACCAATGACGACGGCTTTAAAGGTGCGGCGATCTGGGGACGGGAGTGTTTTGGCCTCCTGCCCTTATTGAATTCGGACTCCAGTTTCTCAGACTTCTTATCACAGGCCTCGTTACCGAGAAGTGTCTGTACCGTCGTATATTCGAGAAGGCGTCTCGCCTCCCTTGGTCGATCGCGTGGGTGATGCTTTTTTAAACCAAGGCCTTTAACATGCTGTAGAATGGACGATGAACTGCACCGCATAATCCTCGAAATCTGGTCTGCGTTCTTATCGTTGGCGAGATATCGCAATATCTTCATCCGCTTATGGGCTGTTTCTGGCCTCACAGATCAACGAACTCCACCTCGGGTCGATATGTGTTCTCAACTGGTTCCGAATTCCCCATCAAATCGGTTATCGCGAATACCAGCGCATCGACACGGTTCGGCGAACCATTTCTGCGCCTATTCCAATCCGTCGTGAACTGGCACATCTCATCCTCCAGGGCGACGAATGGACCGACATGGTGAACCCGCTCCTGATAATACAGGTTTGAGACGGGCTCGGCCCGCAAGACCTTACCCTTGGAGGCAACCACAGGCTTATATGCGATTTCACTGTGCGAGCGCTTGCCGCGGTTGTTCATTATCTCGGCTGTATCGCGGACGGCCTTCTCAACCATATCGCCGCCGAAGTTGGTCTCCCCTATGACCACATCGGAGTGCCAAATATCGTGTTCGTTGACGAGGGCCTCAAATCGCACCGGAGCGCGGCCGCCGCATGATCCGTCCGAGAGAACATACAAATGCATCAGCGCGTTATCATTGTCGGCATTGTATTCGCCGTCCAGAAAGCGTTTTCGCTTCAAGGGCGATAGTGCTGCCAGACTTGCCAAGAAACCCTCAGAGAGGTTTTTCTTATTGTCGAGCGGGTTGACCTGCATTTGATAATATATGGAACGATCGAGGCGCTCCAAACTCTCCGGGTTCAATCCGCGGATGAATTCTAGATAAGACCAATGCTTATTATGCGTCGGGTTAAGGCTGTTCAGCTCCAACTGGCGCAGAGGCTTGCCGTTTATCGACATGACGTTCTCGGCCAGTCGTCCCCGAAGCGTCTCGATCTCGTTGAAGTTTAGCTCCGAGGTCTCCTCATGCTGGATGGTCGAATATTCGTTTCCGAGCACCTTATCGACCCGTTCCTTTTTGTCATAACCCCCTAGCCATATTTTGGATTGGTTCGGGTACGCAATAAAGCCATCCCTGTCATACCACTTGCCCTTGAAGTCGGGCATAACTAGCTTTTCAACGTCGGGCCATGTCTGGTGGCGGATCGAACGCTTGACCGCGCTATATGAGGACCGGCCAATAAGGTGATTGGAGTCCGGCGCCTTTGCGGCCCTAATTTTGGTAATCGATGTGTTGAGAAAGCTTTTGCCCGAACGACCGCCGCCCCAGAGGCCGACGTGCCTTATCATTGGGTCCCTGGAGATAGCCTCGATAATGGCCTTTTGTTTCGGGTTCCATTCGAAGCCGGGTGCATAGATGTCTGCGCCCATGCCCTAAAGTCCGTCCTCAGTGCTGCCCTTTTCAACTGATATTATCTTGAGACCGCCAGAGTGTTCATGGCGCTCCGTCTTAACGAAACCCCCTCGGCGCTCCATATGGTAGTGCCGGCACTTGGCTGCGTCTTTGTGGTCCTTGTCCAGCGCGACCTCGATATCTGTCTGGACCATGGCGTTCATGAGATCAGCAGCGCCGTTTTCGAGCTCTTCTTTATATAGCTTTCTAAGGGTATCGACCCCCATATTCATCTTGTCGGCGATCCACTTCCGGGTCTGACGTTGATATGCGTAGAATTTGACGACAGCTGCTTGCTGTTTGTCATACTTTATTGCTGGACGCCCGCCCTTCTTGCCGTTTTTAGAAGCTTTCTGTTTCTCTGGGTCGCTATACGCCATCATCGGCTCCGAGGCGTTCTTCCGAGATTTCAGAGAATGTCTTGCCTGTTTCAGCGTGTGTTGCCTCTTTGCCTGTGAAGTCTTGCCATCTTCGGATTATTACATCTGAATATTCAGGCATCAATTCCATGCCGTAAAATCTGCGGCCAGTTTGTTCGCAAGCAATTAAAGTTGACCCAGAGCCAGTGAATAAGTCCAAAACAGATTCGACTTTTTTATAATACTCGAAAGCCCAGACAGCCAAAGCAACGGGTTTTTGTGTAGCATGAACCCGCTTTTGTCCGCGCTCGCTGTCTTTCATCATGCCTTTCCACAGGTGTCTGAAAATCCTAACGCTTGACCATTGCGATTTTACCCAAGCCATTTCGCAATCGGACTGAGTATCATGCTGCTTATCTTCGACTCGCTTATCCCATACGAACCAATTGTTTCCCTGAGGTAAAGCGTGGCAGTAATAATTTGCACCCCACCAAACTTGCCGCTTTATTCCTAAGACCTCTGATACCTGAATAGCTCCAATTGCCGCTTCAATGCTTGAGTCGTTGAATGTTGGAAGATTATTACCTTGGCACAATCCGCCACGCGAAGACCTGTCGCCGTTTTCTGAAATTCCATATGGCGGGTCTGTGTATAATAAATCTGGCTTAGCGCCATCCATCAGCTTTTCAACAGCGTCAATCGACGTAGAATCGCCGCACATAAGACGATGATTTCCTAAAATCCAAACATCACCCAAGACAGACACTGTGTCTTCTTGTATCTCTGGCACCGCGTCTTCGTCAGTCAATCCCTCGACAGGAACTGCAAGGAGCTCATTCAAAACCGTGTCGGCTATACCGATAATCGACATGTCGAAATTAAGAGCCTCCAGGCCCTGCAACTCTACTCCCCGTATCTTCTCGTCCCAACTGGCGTTCTCTGCCAGCTGATTGTCCGCGATAACATAGGCCCGCTTCTGTTCCTCTGTCCAACCGACCGCCGTGATAGCAGGGACCTCATCGATCCCCATCTTTTGCGCGGCCATGACGCGGCCATGACCCGCTATAATCATCCCAACTTCGTCGATCAGGATAGGATTTGTCCAACCCCACTCCCCAATGGAAGCTATAATCTGGTCAATCTGTTCGTCTGAATGCAGACGAGAATTGTTTTCGTACGGCTTCAGCCCTGAAATCTTTACCAATTCTATGTCTGTTGCCGGCCACTCAGGAGAAGAAAGACAGTCCTCCGTCTTTATAATGCCTTTATCGGAATCGGGTTTTATACCCTCCACGACCTTTTTTACCGCCTCACCTGTAGTTTTATCACCCATATTGAGCCACATCATCGCCATCTGGGAGGACGATGCCTATGTAAGGTTTAAGGATATTGGGGGTTTCAGGCTTAATCTTACCGTTGTTTATCGCGTATACAAAGCGAGATAGCTTAAGAGCCTTTGATGTTCTCTGGCGCGCTATAACAGAGACCCTGCCCATTGGAGACCGATTATAGTTGTAAATCTCTATGGCGCTAAGCCCAATATATGAGATTGTCGACCGGAGCGCATCCAAATATGACAGCCGGCTAATGGCTTTTCTCATGGCCCTTCGTCGGACCTCACCATACAAATATGCGCATTTTGCATTCTGGTATGCAATCTCTTGATCGAGCTCATGCGCCTTGCGGGCTTCTTCTCTGCGCTGTTTTTCCGTGGTCATTGGATCGGCTCTATAGTCTTTTCTCCGAGATTTTCAACACCGTAGCCGTCGCAGCCCCCACAATTCGAACATGTTGCGGTACAGCAAGAAGACTGCTTTACACTACCACTCCCCCCGCATTGAGTACAGGGGTCTGCCCATTCGAACTCAGGGTGTTCGTCTTGAATCGAGTAACCGCTTTGGATTTTGACGCGTAAATCTTTGGCCAGCTGAGTGCGAGGACAGTTATTTTTACTCATTGGTGCGGCCAATCCTCGTGTTTTGGGAAAAACATGCGCCTGATTTCCCGCCAGTAAACGCGATAACCGCGGCTTCCAGTCAGGTACGCCTCCAAATATCTATAACCCGCCCCATAAAGAGTCCGGAGGAATCTTCCTAGATCATGACCATATAGACAGCCAAACAATCTTCGAAACCAAGTTCTTTGTGCGATCCGGCGACGTTTATTCGCACGCCTCCACTCAAATGGTCTCTGCGACCACCGACGTTTAAGGTCCTTGCGGTATAACTCACAGAAGCAAACGGGGGTTATGCTGTATTCCCCATAGAGATCACTGCCAGTTCGCTGCGCGTTTTCAGCGCTCCCGAAAAAACGGGGGTGTACACGCCCAGGGAGTCGGACGGGTCCGGCACCGATAATCTGTCTTAACTGATAGGTCTTTTTATGCATGGCTTCGCAGTAGGAGACGCTTGGCAGAGCCCTGTCTCCTCTCTCGGTAAAACCAGCTATTATGGCATCGAACCAGAAATTGGCCTGACATAATGCGCTGGTCAACAGATTCGCCTTAGGTTCTGAATTTTAATTTGTCAAACCTATGTGTCTGCAGACTAATAAACTCTAAAATAACATTTCAGATTGCTTTCCGTCTTGCTTTAACCTGAAATTTGCACGCTCCCTCGCCTCAATTGCGGATTTCTTTGAGTGATCCGACGGCGTCAAATATTGTATATTTGCAGATGACCAAAACCACAAAATATGAGGCCAGAGTCCATCGTGCTTAAGTTCCCTAAATGCAAAATAAAGCGGAATTATGTGATCGGCTTCATATCCATCTCGCGACCTAGGCTTCAAATACGAATTGTAAACCATCGCACAGGATGAATGCCACGCTGCCCTTTTACTTGCTTCAATATGAGTTCCCCACGGTCTATGCCAGCCCAAATCATAAACAACCCCACCGCAAACAGGACAACCCTTACTAATTCTATATAGGGGTTTGGGCGGCATTCTATAGTTTGGTTTAGGCTTCGAAGTGCGGGAAGGATTATGCCTCCATCCTCTGTAATTTGGAGATTCCGTAATTGCATAGGACTCCCAGTCAAATGGCATCCTCCAAGGCATGTTCTTATTAATCATCGCAAACATTAGTTTCTCTGCGCGGTCAAAATGATTGCGCCAATAGGCATCAACACATTCTCGATTTGTCCGCTTAAATGACTTTCCACTCCAATGAACACCCTCTTGTATGGGATAGTTACCGTGGCGATATAACTCGCAGGGCCCTGGGGTCTTTATGCTCAATCTAAACCCTCTCCAAAGTCGAAATAGGAACCTGCATCTTGTGCTCTCCGCCAAATATGACACCCGTTATATCGGCAAATTTTCCAGAAAAACCATCTATCTTGACCACCTGGCCCTGATAAGCCCCGAACGATATCCGTACGTTATCACCTGCCTCAAAGACCGGCTGAAAAGGCGTGTCCTCGATAAACCCATCGAATTCACCGCAATCAAGTCGCTCATATAACCTCGAAATCGCCTGTGGGTCGAAAATATGCACCCCCCCATTCTCGCCGACGATAGACCAGAGGATCCTCAAAGAGTATAGTGCGTATAATCCTTTGACGCCGGGATTGACCCCCATGAACATATAACCCGTAAAGGGACGCTCATAGCGGTAGCGGCCTTTTTTTACGAAACCATTCACCAATACCTTTTTGCGACGCTCTGGTAGTCCAATGCAAAGACCGTCCGCGGCCAGCAATGATCCGTAGAACAGCAGCTTATCACGCGGGAGCTGGAGGCAATACCAGTGGGTTTGTGGCCCAGCCCCTGACATGCTTGCCGCTATAGCCTCCCTGTGGCGCTTGTCGCGCGTCTGTGCGGGTGTCAGGCGGCCGTAACGCTGCCTGGACCTCTGACCAACAGAAAGCTTTGTGATTTCAGTCATTTAAGACCCTGATGGAGTTTAGGCAGCGAAAGATTCGAATTCAGTAAGATCTGCGAGATATCCGGATGCAATATTATCTTCTGGAAAGTGAACTCCGCCGCCGGAACGAGCCATTGCAAGAACGTATGAGGCTGTCAGGATAATTGAATCCTGCACCTCCGTAAGGTCCCAGGTATCGCGAGACAAATCAACGACCTCAAAAAACTTAGCGCCATGACCAGCGGGATAACTCCAGTGACCAGGATGGACGTAATTAACGAGGCAACCTGCTGCCGCCGCACCAAGAGCCTGCTCAAGGGCAATAAGCGGTCGCTCTATATCTGCGCTTATAGCCAATCCCATCCCCATCGATAAATCCTCGGTTTCGGCTATGTTGCACGCCCTCGGCTTGAGAATATTTCAATACGAGGCTGGCAAAATCATCGCAATTGTCATCCATTACGAATGAAACACAGTCTCGCCAACTCATGAATCCAAATTTCAATAAAGCGAAACTCACGTCATGCAGATCAAAAGGCGCGTGCTCTTTTAGGATTTCAATCACGCGCGTTGGCCACGGATGGCCACCGGTCGTTGACACCTTAGCCCCCTGACAGAGCTCCAACATATCGGACAACTGCTTTTTATACTCTGCGGTACCGGGCTCGGATGGCGCGCGCAGGCCATGCGAGGTGTCCAACCTATTGTCTTTCTCGACAATCATCTCAGGTAGCATCGTCAGTCTCCATATCAGCAGGGCTCAAAATGGGCTCTAACTCCACCCAAGACCCATCTTCTATCTGCCAGCCATTTATTGGGAATCCAGTCCCTTGGTCTCTCTGCGCCGCGACCGCCACGGCTTCGTGAGCTGAGGCCCCAGCATCCATAGCGCCCAGAGCAAAGTCTTGTCCGCTGCCGAGCGCAAAATATTCACCGTCAAAGCTATCGACCATGACCTGCTCGTCTTCAAATACGATGACAGGAGAATCTTCATGGGGAGCAATAAGGAGACCTATCATATTCATGAAAGATGGAGCCTCGTCATACGACTCCTGTTTATCACCGGAGAACAACCAACCATTTAGCGACCTTATTTCATTCTGGACACTGTCTGGGAGGTCACCGCCGGACCCATCGTCTTCTATCTCGAAACCCTCAGCAGAGATAATGAAAGACTTACGTGCGCAAGAGGTCAAATTGACATTGCCGCGCGTCGATCGACTGTCGATGGCGAAAACCAAATTTCTATAGGCCATTGTTGTCATGACAAACCTCTATTGTCGTTTTGAAAAAAAATCAAGGCGGTGAAAAATGTGCTCCAGTAATGTGAGACCAGTTTTCACCTCGTTTAATCTTGCCGACGGCATTCGCAGATACCGGAAATCGATCCGAAATAGCACTATACGTGCCGATAGATTTGAATATTTCCAAGACCTGCTGATCTGTCAGCATGGCTCTCGGATTATTAGACCCGCGCATGCTGGTGCCATCCAAAACCTGATCAGCACTGTTTTCTTTATAGGTCCCCCATCGAATATGCCTCTTATTCAGACAGAGGCGATTGTGACAAATATTCGGCGAGTGCAAAGCGATAGAATCTGTTTTGGGTGGGGGTCCATTAGCCATGATGCAAATTGCTCTGCTGGCATTCATTGAGACACCATTGAATAATACTACCCCATAGCCAGAGGCAGAAACAGAAAACGGCCACGGAATACAGTCTTCTGTCTCAATGCTTAACGATAGTTGTAGGAATTCGACACGTTTAGATTTTTGTTTCACGTGAAACATTTATCATTTTCGTGGCTCAGTGTTAAGTCTGGGCACGTACAATTCTCTCGGCCAATGCCGGATAATATCGATGCATAGAAAAACCAGCAGAACGAATACTATTAATGCGGGCCAGAACATATGTTCGTTAGAATACATCTATTTGACCTCTTTTGAAGCAGGTGTGTTAATAGCTTTTTCAATCGCATCGTGCGCAATCTTTAAAGCCCCTCTTAGGTCCTTGACCTCTTTGTCTCTATTTATTTCATCAAATCTAAATCTTATGGATCGGCGAAGGGCATGTATCGATCTCTGTTCAACACCCAACAAATCGCAAAGCTCGTTTATGGCGTCGTCTAGCAAAGCCTGTTTTGATGATATCTCTCTCAACCCCCTCTCCCTGGCATCTTTTTGAATCTCTCGCGTCCGGGACAATATTGACTGCTGCTCAGCCTTCGTCCTTGCCAATTCAGCTTTTAGAAAATCGATTTCATTCCTTGACCGCCCGATATCTAAAACTGCTGTCGCAACATCATCTCCAAACTTCTGTCTAATCTTTTGCGCGAGGATAAATGCAGATGCGTTTCTGGGTTTCGGCAACGACCTTTGTGTTGTTCTGTGGACACCATCAATTAGCAATTTGAGCACAGCGGTCTCTGGCAGTTTGTATGGTTGGACGGTCGCCCTCTTGGTATTTCTCCAAACATTTTGCTTTCTCACTGCCAATCCACAATTATCTGGGATTTCTGATTTTTTAACCAACCCATCAGGAACAGCGAAGTAGACTTGCTGCGCAAAATCAAAATACTTGAGATATTTTCCAGACTTTATGTCGCTCAAGAAATCTGAACGGCTTACCTTTATCTCATACACCGTGGGTTTTGGATTAGAATAAGATTTCTCTATTGTGTAAACATCTGGCCGGGGGCTGCCAGACGGACCTAATTGCATATCGGTCCAAACCATGCGACCCGGGGCTATCTTGAACTGAGCAAGGTCAGCAGCGAGATCATCGTGCTTCCAGGTCATGCATCCTCCGATATTCGAGCGCGACGTTGATGGTGCTGACAATTTATATCAATGAGCTTCTTTCTCGGAACGCCATATCTGTCTGAAATCTCTCCGAATGGAACATCCAGTTTTATCTGCCTCAATATTTCAACACGAAGCTCCTCAGACACCTCGACTTTAACGACGGCACTGCCAGTAACTATCTGTGACCTCCGCCGTTCAGACTTCCTTTTATTTCGAACAAGCTGCTGCGCATAACCTCTTTTTGGTTTGCAGCTCAAACACCTGACTGTATTCCAATGAAAATCTGAAATATCCGCTTGGCAATCATGTCCCTCATACCCCGCACACTTCCTGACCATATTATCCTCTCCTAGTTTTCCGCGTAGTTGCTGAATTTCGTTAAATTTGCCTGGAAGGAGAGCTTGACCGTGCCGATAGGACCATGCCTCTGTTTCCCAATAATGCACTCTGCGGTTCCCTGAACCTTTTCCATTTTATCCTGCCATTCTTGATATGCGGGGTCATCGGAATCTGGCTCTGTTCGGCTTAGGTAATATTCCTCACGGAAAACAAATGCGACAACATCTGCATCTTGTTCAATGGATCCGCTTTCGCGCAAGTCCGAAAGTTGCGGGCGCTTATCCTCTCGCTGTTCTACTTGGCGAGAAAGCTGCGCCAAGGCAAGCACAGGAACATCCAAATCCTTTGCGAGAGCCTTCAATCCCTGCGTAATCAAAGTCACCTCATTTGTTCTGTTGGTGTTGCGGTTCATCTTTTTACCGCCAGTCAAAAGCTGCAAATAGTCAACAACAATCAAATCAAGCCCATGAACACGCTTTAGCCGTCTTGCTCGCGCTGACAGAGCGCCGATAGATAAACCGCCTGTGTCATCGATGTACAGAGGAATACGAGAAATTTCATCTGACGCATCCCTTATATGCTCATATTGGTTTTGTGATATGTCGCCGCGGCGGATAAGGTTGGATGGAACAGCAGACCTCTCCGAGAGTATTCGAGTGGCAAGCTGTTCGGATGACATTTCAAGCGAGAAGAAGCCGACAATTCCTCCATCGACTGTTTTCATATTTCCGCTTGGCTGTTTCTCGCCTCTATATTTTCGAGCAACGTTGAAAGCTATATTTGTGGCCAGGCTTGTTTTCCCCATTGACGGACGCCCAGCCAAAATAATCAAATCCGACTTATGAAGCCCCCCTAGATGCCGGTCCAAATCAATCAGCCCCGTTGATATGCCAGACAAAGAACCATCCCGCGCAAAAGCTGCGGAAGCCATTTCTATGGACTTAATCAGAGAATCTTCAAACGAAACAAAGCCACGCCTGATAGAGCCCGTTTCCGCCAACGCAAAAAGCTGTGCCTCTGCCTCTGCAATTTGCTCCTGCGCGCCCGTTTCACTATGTGGGTCTTTAGCATCCAGCCCTATCGCGTCACCCAGTCGAATTAACTCCCGCCGCATCGCCAGATCAAAAATTAGCTTGGCATATTCTGTAGCTGTTGCGGCGGGCGGGGCATTATCGAGGAGCAATGCGAGATATTCAACGCCGCCAATGTCGACCAGCGTTTCATCCTGCGAAAACCTGTTCTTCAAAACAATCGCATCCGCAAGCTTGCCGCTCTCAATCAATTTTTGGATAGCGTCAAAAACCCGAACATGCACAGGGTTATAGAAATGCTTAGCCTGCACAATCGAGCTAATCTTAAAATAAAACTCATTGTCGAAAAGCAGAACGCCGAGCAAAGCGGCCTCCGCTTCTTGGCTTTGCGGCGTTGTGTCAAATTCTGTTTTTTCGGAAACGAATGTCATGCGGAAAGACCCTCGACCCAAAGCTCACCTAAAGTCATACCGGCCCGAAATATGTGACGTTCGTATTGTTCGGATAGCCTTCGTTCGGCTAATCTGGTTAGCGGCCTGATCACATCGCCATCGAAAGCGATTTGCTTGGCGTTGAACCAATGCGCCCAAATTCCTTGATCAAATTCCCTGATGATTAATTCGCAAAGCTTGCTGGCGTTTGTGCCTTCATCGGGAATGGCGGCGAGTACCCACTCCCCATTTTTATTTTTAATTTTTAATGGTTCTGGTTCTGGTTGGCTTTGCCGTGGCTTAGCCGTGGCTATGTAACTGCCATTGTTTTTACTGGGTTTTTTATCCTTTTTTGAACCGTTGCGAGATGCCCTTTCTGACTGTTTTTTGCAAAATTCTTGCGATTTTTTCAATTCTTCCACAGCGCGGCTGTTTATAATCCGCCCATCTATTATGTTAATCTTGTCCAAATCAACGAGCGTTTCGATTATCTTTTTAGACTTGTTTTGAGTAACGCCAAGGCGTCTCGATATTCTCTCTAAATCAAGTTTAGGAGCTTGTCCTGATGAAGCCGTCATCGCGACAATCTTTATGAGCGCACCGGATTCCTCAAGTGAAAGGTCTTGCGTTCCTGATAGCCAATCGTCGCCGTAAAAGCGGATATAAGGGACACCACTCATGCTGAAACCCGTAAAAAAAGGGTTGTGCATTCTAATAAAAATTTGTAAATATGGCTCATGTGGCCGTCGCTCCGTTATAGCGTTATGGTTCCGGGCGGTTGTCGTTTCAGCGACGCCGCCCATTTTCATTAGTCTCGAAATCTAAAAATATCAAGATATTTTTACCTTGTGTAAATCTGGGCATTCGGAAACCTTGCCAAGAAACGGGATTTCAGAACTAATACATCCATTTTCCTGATCTATTAATGCGATACTTCTGCTTCGACCCGGTAGCTTTTTGACATAGCCTTTGTCGACCAGCTGATTTGTAAGCCTGCTTATACTTGATTTTGATTTCAGACCCATCGCTTTCAAAATCTCATCATAAGATGGGGAGTAGCCATTTTTAGTAGTCAGAGTTCTAATGACGTCTATGCACTGCTTTTCTCTTCTTGTAAGCATTAGTCATCGTGCCTCGTATTGCCTCTCGACTTCCCGCGCTTACCCCAAGGTGAATGGCCGTCTGGTGGTTTCTGAAAGCCGCGCGATTGTATCTCTTTACGACCTCGTAATTGTGGTGGTTTACCAGATTCTTTACGGCGTTGACGTCGGGCGTATTGACCTTTCTCGCCAGACATTCTTTTTGCTTTGGCCACATCAGCAACGTCTTTTTTCGTTTTAACCTTATGCCATTTGCGCAAGATTACTTGCCATTCTACAGGGTCGCCTTCATACTGCATAGCGATTGGTATTCTATGGTCAAAGTCTATTTCTTGTCCGTTGATTTTCTCGCCTGAGTATTCGCATTTTCCATAAATCTTTATACTCGACAAAATATCCTTTACGTTCATATTTTGACAAAACATTATGCCTTGCCGCTCACATATCAATAGCAGCTCTGCTTTTCGGATGGGTCTACGCTTGGCGAGTTTGGGTTTATCCGACACGTCTTATCTCCTCTCCAATCCGGCCATATATCCAAGCGACACAATTCACAGCCCAGCTATTGCCCATGGTTTTATATCGATGGCCGTCTGGGCAGTCTTTCGCGGGTTTATTTCGATACGGTATTTTTGTCCAACCTGCAGGAAACCCTTGCAAGATTTCGCATTCTTCTGGGGTTAATCTACGCACGGCATAGTTTTCGGTGAATATGTTTTGGTCCTGCATCGTGGATATTGTGAAAGCCCGTTCGTCTGATCCAAGATAACCCTTACCACCGCCCTCGCATCCGCCTCGTATTTTGGAGGCTGTTGCGACGGCGCCAACACCCATGCCAGCGCGGCCTCCATTTGGAGTTAGGAGGGCGTTTGCAGTTCCGTCATTTCTATATTCGATAGACGGCCCGTCTTTTCTACCGCGCTGAGCGATAGTGTATGGCTCGGCGATATAGGTCTGCTGTTTTGCACCTGTTTGCGCGGCAAGAGCTCCAGCCAAATCACCATCACCGCCAATCATTCGGACTTCATCTCGCGTGTTTTGTGCGAAGGCGACGGCCTTGTGGTCAGCGCCGCCAGAATTACCCTCGCCACCAACACGCAACGTCGGGCAAATATTTTCGGATGCGTCTCTGCCGTTGTCTTTTGCTGAAAATGCAATCGGCGCTTCATGGTTGCATGTTAATGTCGGACTGCAATCCTCTGCCACCTCTGCC